GGGGATCACCTCCTACCCCCTGCCCTCGCTGGGCATTTAACTAAAAGGAGGAAATGAAATCATGGCAAGTAAGAAAGAAGAGCTGGGCATTGACCTGGCATCCGTACAGGCTGAGATTGCCAAGATGCTGGCTGACGCTAAGGCAGAGGCTGCCAAGATTGTGGAGGAGGCTAAGAAGGCCGCGAATCCCGATGCTGACAGCATGACTGCTGAAGAAAAAGCAGCACACAAGGCATACATGAACGAGCTGGTTGAGATCAAACTGTTTAAGGACACTGGCAAGTACAAGGACGATGTCTTTGTATCCTGCAACGGGGAGACTGTGGCGATTAAGCGCGGCGAGCGCGTGAAGATCAAGCGCAAGTTTGCTGAGATCCTGGATAACTCTGAGCACCAGGACTACGAGACTGCCCAGCTGATCGAGCAGAAGACCGGCGAGTTCGCTAAGAGCGGCCTGTAAACTGAATACTTCCGCGATACAGAGTTTCTACTCTATGACACGGCATAGGGGACAGCAGTACAGCAGTACAGCTGTCCTCTTTTCTTAAAGAAAGGAGGTGGGTGAGTGCCCATCTTCACGCAATCCCTCCGCAAGGTAGACATGGCGAATCCTACGGAGGCAATCAAGGATATGGCAAACCATATCCGGTACATCCAGGAGCAGCTGGAATACACACTGATGAATCTGGACTCCAGCAACATTATCTCTATCGACACGGACGACACGCAGCTGAGCGGCTCGTCCATTGCTGGACTTGCTGATCTGACGCTCAGAGTCAACGGCATTGCTTCTACGGTGTCTGTGCAGGGCGGCAACATCTCTAGCCTGCAGCATACCGTGAACGGCCTGTCGTCTACGGTGAGCAGCCAAAGCGCGTCTATCTCCACACTGGAGCAGACATCTAACAGCCTGAGTGCTTCTGTGCGCAACCTGGAATCTGGCGAAGCCACATACCTGCGAATGGATGCAACCGGCGTATCCGTGGTGGACGGCAACGGCAACAAGGTGGCGATCAGCAAGGGCAATCTGAGTCTGACCGGCGCGATCTACTGGAGCGATCTTGGATCTGACGCACAGGGACAGGTGAATGCGGCTCAGAGCACAGCCAACAGCGCCAGCTCCACGGCCAGCAGCGCACTGTCTGTAGCGCAGCAGATCGCCAATGGTACGTATTCTGGCGGTACATTCATCAACGGAAACTGTATTTACAGTCCCACGATCTACGGCAACGTGTTCAACGTCATGCCGCGCTATTCTTCCGATACATCGGGCAGCTTCAATATCTACGGATATTACGGCGCATCTCAGTTCCAGTTCTTGTCCATCCAGTATGCGGCCAGCACAGCTCCGTACATCAACTTTACGAGTCCTGGCGGCGCGTATGCGCAGTTCAACTTCAGCTCCACACATTTCTATGGCAGCGTGTGTATGCCAAGCAGCTACGGCTATTCTTTGCCTGGCAGCGGCTCTACAGGGCAGGTGTTCTTCCTGCTGGAGTGAGGTGTGAGGTATGCCGAGTTATTACGTATCGAGCTACAGCTCTAATTCAATCACCATCACAATCACTCCTTCGGGAGACAATATCTATTTCAAAGTCTACTGCAGAACGGTAAGCGGTACGGAGCTGGAGAATACGTGGATCGCTGCGACAGCCACTAGAAACTACACCATTTATGGACTGTCTGCTGGCACGCAATACGTGATTAACGTAGGCTACAACACCAGCGCGACAGAAGGCACATGTACCTGGATGGGATCGCAGACGGTCACAACGTCCGGTGGATCTGGCGGCGGCGGAACCGGCGAGTATTACTACTACGCTGCTCTGTCGTTTAACGCAAACGGCGGCAGCGGAGCTCCAGGCACCATGTACGGCGAGAGCTTGAGCAGCGCGGTGTATTTCTCTATTCCGTATGTACAGCCAACCAGGAGCGGCTATACGTTCCTTGGATGGTCGTTTGCTTCTGACTCCACCGAGGCTACATACAAGATGGGAGGGCAAGTCCCTGTCCTGGGATCTACTACCGGCTACAACTCCTACACCATGTACGCGGTGTGGCGAAAGAATGATGAGTATTACTACATCAATCTGACCATGAACGCCAACGGTGGCAGCGGTGGCCCAGGAGGGCTGATCTATTACGCGCTTAACTCGCAGCATGTCCTGGTGAGCGTCCCAAGTGGCACGCCTACAAGGGAAGGCTACAACTTCGTAGGCTGGTCTACATCTCCTACGGGTGCAGCAAGCTATTATCCTGGGCAATCCTACTATCTAGTATCCAGCTCCACTGTGCATCCTGGAACAAACTATACGTTCTATGCAGTTTGGGAGGAGGCTGGCGGAGGAGTGCGCATCTACAACGGAGGCTGGACAACAGCTACGCCTTACGTGTGGCACAACGGCCAATGGGTAAAGGCAACGCCTTACGTCTACAACGGCGGCTGGAAGAAATCGACTTAGGGGGTGACTCCATGACAGAAACCATGAACAAGCTGGACACAGCGTATCAGAGACTCATGACGATCCCTGTGGCCGGCGTTTACGTAGAGCCTATGGCTACGGCCCTGGCTCTTTTACGAGAAGTCTATATCGAAATGAAGAAAGAAGGTGAAGCTGAATGCGAGAAGTAAGTGCGATCCTGGGCAAGGAGATCTTCCTGGGACGCTGCGGCGAGAACCTGGCGAGCTGCGTTACATTCAATCTCTCTGACTGGCAGAAGGTATACGGCGATGGCACAGCACAGCTGATCCACCAGAGAAACGGAGACAAGGCACCGTATCCCTGTGTGATCCAGCATGCCGGCAATACCGTTACCTGGTGCATTGCCAATTCTGATGTGGCTGTAGCCGGTAGAGGCCGCGCAGAGCTTCAGTATTATGTGGGCGACACACTGGTGAAGTCTGAGACCTATACCACCGTCACAGAGAGAGCCCTGGGCGCAGCAAGCGAGACTCCTCCTGCTCCTTATGAAGCATGGATGGACAAGATGCTGGGCATGGCAAGCGAGACCGAAGAGAACGCTGAGGCTGCAGAACAGAGCGCCAACGCGGCTGCTGCTAGCGCGGCTTCTGCAGGAGAAAGCGCAGCTGCGGCAAAGAACAGTGAGGCTCTGACTCTCAGCTATCTGGAAGATGCTAAGACCAACGCAGGTTGGGCGATTGCTGCGGCTGATAAGGCAACGGCAGACATGAGAGCAGCTGAGGCGAGCGCAACGAGCGCAGCCAACAGTGAGGCTGTTGCCAAATCCAGCGAAAGCGCAGCGGTTACTGCGGCAACGGCAGCTGCAGAGGCGAAAGAGAAAGCTGAAGCTACTGTGGGCAAGACATCCCATATTGGCGCTAACGGCAACTGGTACGAGTGGGACGCATTCCTGGGCGCTTTTGTTGACACCGGCGTGAAAGCTCAGGGCCCTAAGGGTGACAAGGGCGATCAGGGTAATACCGGTGCAACCGGTAGCGAAGGCCCTCGCGGCCCTCAGGGTATTCAGGGCATCCAGGGCCCCAAGGGTGACACTGGCCCGAAGGGTGATAAGGGTGATCCTGGCGCTGATGGACGCAGCTTTTCTATCAAGGATGTGTACGCAACTCTCGCGGAGCTGAATGCTGCATTCCCTTCCGGCAACGAGTTTGCCTATCAGGTGAAGGCAGAGAACAATGAGATCTTCATCTGGTCGGCATCCGAGAACAAGTGGGAGAGCGTTGGTGCGATCCAAGGCCCTAAAGGTGATAAGGGAGATACCGGCGCACAAGGCCCTGAAGGCCCTCAAGGTATCCAAGGTATCCAGGGTGAGACCGGTGCACAAGGCCCTAAGGGCGTTACCGGAGATACCGGCGCACAAGGCCCTGCTGGTGCAGACGGCAAGACCGCCTACCAGAGTGCAAAGGACGGCGGCTATACCGGCACAGAGAGCCAGTTTAACAGCGATCTGTCTAAGGTTAGCGCCAAGTTTAACAAAACCGGCGATACCATGACTGGCAACCTGAAGCTGCAGCCCTATGGCGATGCCTATTCTGTGGTCAAGAAGAACGCCGACAGCAGTGGAGACTACGGTCTACAGCTGCAGGACTATGGCGATGATGGTTCTTTTATGGGACTGACGGTTAGCGCGAAGAGCCAGAAGCTGGAGTTCAAGAAGAAGGCTGCCGGCGCTACGGAGTACACCTATCCGATGATCTACAGCAGCGACAATCCTCCTGCACCGGAAGATGTGAACGCTTTGCCCATTTGGGGCGGAACCATGACCGGTGCGCTGACGCTGTCCGGCTATCCGTATCAGCCTAATCACGCGGCGACAATGGCGTATGTTGACGATACGGTAGGCGCACTCCGCGAAGAGTGGCAAGCCAGCCTGCTCGCCAACGCAACGGTTGAATAAAGAGGAGATGAAATATGCCAAATATTAGAATTGACCTGAACCATGCGCCGCTTGACGGCGAAACAGTTTCGTTCAAAGCACCGTGTAACGCAAGCGACATTACCGGTATGGTCATCTACTATCAGAACGATGCCGGTACGCAGGCCTCGCGAGAGTTCACTCTGAATGATGCCAACGGCGGCGACATTGGCCTGATCGATAATATTTTCGCAGAAGGCGCAATCGTCAAGGTGATCCTGGACACAGACGCAAATAACGCGTTCGTGCAGAACCCTGACACCAACACCTATCTGGAAGGCGAACTTGCAAAGAAATACAGTCCTGACAATAAGCCTTCTCCTTCTGACATCGGAGCCGCACCGTCTGGATTTGGTTTGGGTGGAGCGCCTGATTATATTTACAACTGCAACACTGCCATTGACTGCGGCTTTTACAAATGGGATACCGCAGATAATGCACCTTTTTCTTATGCCGCAATGCTTGTTATTGCGAGACACAAAAACGACTGCTGTGTTCAGGTCGCGTTCCGTCACGATGGTGGCTCAATGGTTATTGCAACTAGACGAGCATACTACGGAAATACAGGGAGTATGTATTGGGAGCCGTGGGAATATATCAACCCTCCAATGGAGGTTGGCGTAGAGTACCGCACCACAGAGAGGTATCAAGACAAGCCTGTATATGTAAAATTGGTGCTTTTCGGTTTGTTACCTGACAATGGCGGTAAAGATGTTCTGTTTTATGATGGCGATGATATTCAACAATCCTTTATTGATTTGTCTCGTTCTTTTATCGGTATCAATCAGATTGGACAAAACTATGGACCAGATAACCTTGGTATCGTGAACTGTTACACCACTGGCAATAAAATTTATATTCAAACCAATATAAATTGCAGTAACACGGGAATTGGCGCACATATTTGCGTCAAATACACCAAAACCACGGATTAAGGAGGGGACACGATGAAGATTATCAAGTATCAGCTTATGACAGAATGCAATCACGGCACTGAAGAAGAGCCGAACATCGTGCAGACCTTCAATGCTGTGGAAATCCAGTGTAGTGAGGACAATCTGGAAGCCAACCTTGCCATTGCCGAAAAAGAAGCCTACAACGGCGAGTACACGGTGGAAGATATTCCTAACCCTGAAATTCCCGTAGGTAACGATTCCGTTTGGGATGAGCTGGACGCGGCCTATCAGGAAGGAGTTGACAACGTATGACATCTAAAGATCGTGTACTCCAGAGAGAGCGGCAGCGCGGCTACGAAGCAGCAAAGGCGATTCAGAACAACGCTGACAGCATGACCGGCACAGAGCTGTACGCAGCAGACGACCGCATTCCTCGCTTTGCGGCTGCTTGTGCAAAAAAGAACATGCTGGAGCGTCCTATCGGTTTTACCTGCAAGTCCTCAGCAGGCCGTGTTGTGAAGTTGCTGCAGCCCTATGACAGCACTGTATTCACACAGGAGCCGGAAGAACTGAGCGCACAGTGGGGCTTTAAGTGGTCGACTGATCCGGCCAAGGCGCTGCCCTTTATTGCAATCAGCACTAGCCCGTTTATGAAGGGCGATTGCTGCACCGAAGAGGGAAAGACCTACCGAAGCCTGATTGACAACAACGTACACGCGCCTAGCGCTTATCCTGCTGGGTGGGAATCGGTGGAAATGTAAATCTCTTCAGCGTTTTGCTGAGCGGCTATCAGGATCTGCTCCACCTGCTTCAGAGCAGTGAGCGCATCCGTGATGGCATTGAATAGCGCGACATTGTATTCCATGATTTCACCTCCCTTCGTGCACAGCATAGCACAGGGGAGATGTCGAAAAGAGTCGCAAATTGTCGAAGAAGGGAGGAAGTGACTGAATGATGCAGACATTGTTGCTCGCGGCTGAAATTGCAGGAGCGTTTACCGGCATTGCTGCATGTCTCTGCCTGCTGGTGAAGCCGCTGAGAAACCGTGTTCTCGGTCTGAATGATGTGCGCGAGGGACAGCGCTGCCTGCTTCGCAGCGACATCCTGAATGTGTATTACAAGTACCGAGAACAGAAAACGATCCGGCAGTATGAGTATGAGAATGTGGTGCTTCTCTACAAAGCATACAAGGCGTTAGGAGGTAACACATTCGTAGATCACATCTACAACGAGATCAACGAATGGGAGGTCGTGAGCTAATGACGCTGAAGATCAAGACCAGCAAGATCATTCTGCTGGTAATGGCAGCGCTGCTGATCGCCTTCGTTGTGAAGATGATCAACCTGTATGAGACGACCGGCGGCGTGCCGGACACATTGGTTTCCTGTGTACTAGGCGGAGGGCTGGCGGAGCTGGCCCTCACAGCCTGGATCACCGTATCAAAAGTAAAAAAAGGAGGAACGAGCAATGAATGAAAGAATTTCCAAGAGACTCTCTGCACTGTTATCCGTGAAGTCCATTGCAACCCTCGTGCTGACTGCTGTGTTCGCCTACCTGGCCATTGTTGGCGAGGTAACGCCTGAGCAGTACATGACCGTCTACACCGTAGTCATTGCCTTCTACTTTGGTACACAGAGCCAGAAGGTGCAGAATGCCATTGAAGGGACTGAGGTTAAATGAACGGCGCAACAGTTAAAGTCTACAGCCGCGCAAAGGACGGGCTGAAGAAGCTGCCTAACGACAAGGGCAACTTCAAAGTAAATGAGTTTGCCTGCAGCGATGGCTCTGACGTAGTGTTCATCGCTCCGGATCTGGTGAAGATCCTGCAGCAGATCCGAGACCACTTCAAGCGGCCGGTCACGATCAACAGCGGTTATCGCACTGTGTCAAAGAACAAGGCGGTAGGCGGCGCTGCATACTCCCAGCACCTGTACGGAATGGCTGCTGACATTGTGGTAGGCAGCGGCACAGACAAAGTATCTCCCAAGATTGTGGCAGCCTATGCGGAATCCCTGCTTCCTGGTAAAGGCGGCATCGGTATCTACAGCACCTTTACTCACATTGATGTTCGCAGCGTTAAGGGCCGCTGGAACGGATAAGGAGGATACACATGACAATGAATCAGGTCATCGAGTATGTGGATCGGGTGAAGCCCAACGCATACTCCAATGACGATAAGTGCAGATGGATCAACACCTTAGAGGGCATGGTGAGCCGCGAAGTTCACCATGACGATGCACCGGAGTATAACCTGCCGGATGATGCAGACACTCCGCTGCTGGTTCAGGCTCCCTATGATGAAATCTATCACCTGTATGTATCCGCGATGATCGACTTCTACAATCGCGAGTACAACAACTACAACAACACAATCCTGATGTTCCAGGAGCGGCTTGAGCAGTACAAGACATGGCACATCCGCAATGACAATACTGGCAAGTCGTGCAACTTCAGAAATGTAATGGGGTGACGCGATGCTTCCTTTTCTGAACGTAACACAGAGCAACTCCAAAAAGTATGTGGTGTCGTTCCAGGGCATTAACTACGGCGAGGGATACAAGGACGGCGAGTTTTCCGATACACACAACATCTCTACTTCGCTGTATCCTTGCATCTCCCAGCGATACGGCCGAGCTCACGTAGGCACATACACAGCGCCTACTACGGTACACGCGAAGGAAGGGCTGCTGGTCATTGACGGTACGAAGGTGCTCTACAAGGAGAACGAGGTTGGCGCTGTGACCGAGGGCCGCAAGCAGATCGAGACGGTGGGCAACTACATCCTGATTTTCCCTGACAAGAAGTTCTACAACGTAGAGACCGGTGAGTTTGGCAGCATGGAGGCCAGTGCTGAGGCTAGCGGCCTGGTGTTCACTGACAAGACCATCACCACAACCGGAGCTGATTTCCCCTTCCGTGTGGGCGATGCAGTAGAGATCAAAGGCTGCACTACGCATCCGGAGAACAACAAGACCGTGATCGTGCGCGGCGTGGAAGGCAAGGTGCTGACGTTCTACGAGAACACCTTCGCGGCTGGAACTGAGGAAGGAACGGTAACAGTTAATCGCAATATTCCGGATCTGGACTTCGTTTGCGAGAGCAACTACCGGCTATGGGGCACGAAGGGAAACACGATCTACGGCAGCAAGTACGGCGATCCGCTCAACTTCAATGTCTTTGACGGCCTGACTTCTGACAGCTACTACATTGACGTTGGCAGTGACGGAGAGTTCACCGGCTGCGTGCCGTTCTCTTCCCACATCTGCTTCTTCAAGGAGAACACGCTGCACAAGCTGTACGGCAGCAAGCCTTCCAACTTCCAGATCGTTACTTCCCAGGTTTACGGCGTGCAGGCTGGCAGTGAGAGATCCATCTGCTGCATCAACGAAACGCTGTACTACAAGGGCGTTGGCGGCGTGTACGCTTATACCGGCGGCGTGCCTGAGCTGATCAGCTCTAAGTTTGGCGTGCGCAAATACAGCGAGGCCTGCGCAGAGACTGACGGCACAAGGTATTACATCTCCATGAGAGAGGGCAGCGCCTGGCATGTGTTCGTGTACGATGTGCAGCGAGACCTGTGGGTGCGAGAGGATGATACACACTGCGTAGACATGGCGTTCTTCGAAGGTAGTGTGTATTTCCTGACCGCTGACGGCAAGCTGCTGAAAGTGGATGGCAATGCAGATCAGAGTGACATTGAGTGGAGCGCAACGTTCTGCCCGTTCAATGAGACGATCAACGAGCGCAAGGGCTATTCCAAGTTCCATCTGCGTCTTGAGATGGCTGCAGGCAGCTCGCTGACTGTGGAGCAGAGACGCAACGTAGACG